GACACCGACGCGGCGCGATTACAAGGGAGCAAGGAAACCGGAAACGCTTGCGGCAGCAGGACGTACAGCAACAAACAGTTTACCGGATGCAGTGATGGCGCTCAATGGTGGTCAGTTGAACCCGACGTGGGTAGAGTGGCTGATGGGGTTCCCTCTCGGGTGGACAGACTTAAATGCTTAGGTAATGCTGTAGTGCCTCAACAGGCATATCCAATATTCAAGGCAATTGCAGAGGCTATTTAGAGGAGGCTCACATGAAAACACTATTCGAAGCCATAAGCAGCGATAAGGACGTTTTAACCCCGTCGGACGTTGCACCTATAATCGGCGTTGACCCGCAAGACCTGCGCGATACCGCCCGCACCCATCCCGAGCGTTTAGGTTTTCCGGTAATGATTATCGGCAGCCGGGTTAAGATACCGAGAGCGGGGTTTATAAGGTTTATGGAGGGGAAATAATGCGGTTTATCGACATGTTCTGCGGCATGGGAACCGTCCGCATGGGCTTCGAACAAGCAGGGCATGAATGCGTTTATTCCATCGAATGGGACAAGCATAAAAGAAGAATATACGAGGTGATTTTTGGAAATGAGCCGGAAGCAAGCGACATTTGTACAGTGCGAGGAACAGACTTGCCTATTTCAGACTGTTGGTGTTTCGGAGCACCCTGCCAGGACTTTAGCATTGCCGGGAAGCGAGCCGGAATGCAAGGAGACAGAAGTTCTCTTATCAGAGAAGTATTCAGGCTCATTGACGAAACCCCTGAAGAATACAGACCCGAATGGCTGCTCTATGAAAATGTTAAGGGAATGCTGTCAAGCGGCCCTGAAAGACGAAGAAGACAGGGAGACAAAAAATCAACTTGGAATGGATTCGACTTTCTCGAAATTCTCTATCAAATGGCCTCACGCGGGTACGATATCGAATATGAACTTCTCAACTCTAAAGGTTTCGGAGTGCCGCAGAATCGGGAGCGCGTGTATACTCTCGGACATAAACGAACTTGTAAACCAACTAATATTTTCCCTTTAGGAAGGACTACATATGACGGATGTGAAATTGAAAAAGTGTACTGGCTGTCAGAAGGAGTTTCCGGCAACATCGGAATACTTTTCACTTCACTATCAGAAACAACGAGGCAAGAGTTACCTCGAAAGCAAATGCAAGTCTTGCTCAAAGATATACAACAAGATGTTGAAACAGGAAAATCCAGAGAAGTGGAGAGCGAACGACCACAAATACTCAATATCTCCAAAGGGAGCATACAAGAAGTTGAAGACATCAACTCGTGGGCATCTTGTAACGATAACGCAGGAGGAGTTTGTGGAGTGGTACAAATCCCAACCGAGGGTTTGCTGTTACTGTGGAATGGAGGAATCGGAACTTCAAGCGATAACGGATTCATTCAACAACAAGACTTTCAGACTTTCGATAGACAGACTGGATTCATCAAAAGGATACGAAATGGGGAATTTAGCACTCTGTTGTTTGCGGTGCAACAGTATCAAGGGAAACTTTTTTACTCAATCGGAGATGGTAGAAATTGGGCAAAAGTATATAGCAAAGAGGTGGGAAAATGCCAGACAACATTAAGCTCTATTTTAGAACCAGAGGTGAGCGAAAAATATTTCCTATCTCCGGACAAAGTAACGAATATTCTACAATCGGCCAGTCAGCAGAAACCGCAATTGCTCGATGTTTAACTGGCGGCGGTCATAGCGGAGGAAACCATAGCGGCATGACCATTTTGCGCTGGCAAAACAAAGAATCGGGTATTGTTGAAAGTGATTTTGCGCCGGCATTACGAGCGTCAGGCGGAACAGATGTCCGCAAGCGAGCCCTAGTTAAAACTCTCAATACGAAAGATGAAAACGGGAAGGAACCACCGCAGCAAGATAGAGTTTATTCATCAGATGGAATTATGACGGCTTTATCAGCACAGCTAAGTGGAAGATTCAATACAGTGGAACCGCAAGTCAAGCAACTTGGCAACGTAATGCCAACCGCAACCCGTGACAATAACAAGATGGAGGGCGGCGGCAGGGAACCAATGATTCAATGCGTTGGGAACTTAAATAAGGGAAACAGCCAACGAGGCCGCATTTATGATTCAAACGGATTGTCCCCGTCTTTATGCTCTCACAGTGATACGGGTGCAGGGCTTGAACCAAAAATTATCGAACCAGTTGCAGTTGAGGGCGTAAACCGAGGGCATAAAGATCAAAATGGCAGACGATTTAAAGAACCCGGAGAACCAATGTTTACGCTGACAAAGCAGGATATTCACGGCGTAGCTTACGGAATCTATCCAAACGCATCACCAGAATATCAACGACCGCCGCTAGAGGGATTGAGCCGTTGCCTAAAAGCAGATAGCCACCCAGCGGGAGTAATAATTACAGAGGCAACAAAACAAGGGTATGCCATTGCACATGAGGGCGACAGTATAAATTTAGCAGTACCAAACAGCAAAACCCGCCGTGGCAGAGTTGGCAAAGGCATCGCAAATACCCTTGACACCTCATGCAATCAAGCGACATTATCCGGAACCCGTATCCGCCGCCTAACTCCACGAGAATGTATGCGTTTACAAGGCGTACCAGACTACATAACCGACAAGCTGATTTCCGCAGGAATATCCGATACGCAAATGTATAGAGCAGCGGGTGATGCTGTCAGCGTTCCAGTCGTCTATAAAATTGCAAAGAAGATGGAATAAATGTCAAAAAGAAAACTGCCAAATGACGAAACGCTAAAAAGGCTTTACTCTGATGAAAAACTTTCGACGGTTGACATTTCAAAAATTTATGGGACAGCTCCGATTACAGTAAACAGAGCACTAAAAAAAATTGGAGTTCCATTGAGAAATATCAACCGAGGAAAAGACCACCCAAGTTGGAAAGGCGGCAGAATTGAAAAAGGTGGTTACATAGTTTTATGGATACCACAACATCATAGGGCTGATGCGAAAGGATATGTAAAAGAGCATATAGTCGTTGCTGAACGAAAATTAGGGCATGAACTACGCGGCAACGAAGTTGTACACCATATTAACCGGAACAAAAAGGATAACAGACCAGAGAACCTTGCTGTTATGACTAGAAGCCAACACTCAAAATTACACAATCCGAAAGGATTCTGTAGAGTTTGTGGCGCGCCAGAACAATCACACGGACTGTGTCAAAAGCACTTAGCACGATTCAAAAAGTACGGTAACCCACTTTTAAGCAAGCATGACAGATATTCCAACCCGACGGCGACGCCATGAAAACAGTCAATGTAATTTATGAGATAGCGAGGTTGTTAAGATAATCCCCTTTTAGAGGTGATTATGGATGTATGGGACAAGGCGAATAAACGGGAAGGAGGTAAACAAAACATGCCGCTTAATTTAAAACCAATTGGAGAGCACTCGTATAGTTGGGCAGAAGGGTTTGCTCTTGCCGGTCTTAAGCGCAAAGACGGGTCAAGGCAGCTTGACTGGGACACAATTCGTATTTTAGTTGATAGCGGAGAATATTCTGACGTTGAAGTTGGGTTAGCTGAGGATTATTACCAAACCCACGCGGTTATTGTTGAAGATGGGGAGAAAGTGATTATTGAAAATGACGGGTCGGGGTTTTATGGCGCATCTCGATGGGCAACACCGGCGGTCAAACTTACAAAAAATGGAGAGACGGGGCTATTTGAATGCTGGGTAGCAGGAGATAACCATAAGTTTCCTGACTGGATAAAAGAAACTCACCGCAGGATAGATTAATTGGACGCGGGTTCGAACCCCGCCGGTTCCACCAGAAAAATAATATAAGGAGGCACACATATGGAAAAACCAGAGGTAATCGGCATTGTCCGGCGCATCGACGACTTAGGCAGAATCGTAATCCCGAAGGAGTTGAGAATGTCGCTCGGCATAAAAGAAGGCGACCCGCTTGAAATCGTCGCATACAATGACGGGAGCTTTACGTTTAAGACGATTTCACCCTAAAGAAGGGGGGTGATTCTATGGGCTTGGATTAAATTAGCGGATTTGCATTGCTAAGAGAGCCCCGCCGTCAGGTCAAGGCGGCGGGGGAAATTAAAAGGAGGCTTAAAATGGACAAGCACACACGGGAGCAGCTTGAAGTAATGAGCAAGGCGCAGTTAAAAGACATCTGTTGCGGGATTGGCGTTTGCGGGAAGAAAGAGGCTTGCCCCTTGCTGCCCATGACAGGATCATGTGACCGGCTTGTTAACCTGGTCGATAAAGAGGTGCTTATTAAGCATATTTTGACTGAGGAGGCCGAATAAAATGGATTACGTTATCGGCGTTATAATCGCAGTTTTTTTACTTGTAGTGTTCACCTACGCGCTCGTTTGCTTGGGCGCTAAGTTTTACAACTATATGCAGGAGCGCGACAGGAAGGCTGCACAGGGCGCATGTGAAACGCTGCTGAGATTGCAACGCAAAGTATCTACTATGTTTGCGGCAGAGGGCGAGACAAGCCCCACGTGGTTTGAGCTTCAGGACGCGTTTGAAAACATGGAGCACGTTGACTTTGCCGACGACGACCTGCCGGAGGATATTTGTTGCTACATATCGTCGGTAAGACTGGACAAGTTGAGGCGGCAGGAGGATGCCGTACAAATGAAACGGATTGCCGAAATGAGGGCATACAGAAATAAGGAGGAAAATTGACGTGAAAAAAGAGGACTTAAAAGTTGGTATGAAGGTTGTGCCGAAGGATAAGACGGTGAATGTAAAAGGGCTTGAAAGCGCGGGATGCTGGAGAGACGCCACAAGAAAGGGACAAAATTATTTATTTATAACGAAACTTAATCAGTGCGGCGCTGAGGCTATATGTAGCAATTGTTGTAATGATGCGGGCGGCAATCTTTTTAACGCTTCTGACCTTGAACCATATACAGAAAGCCCCGCACTTCCCCGCATCTGCTATGTGCTCGGCGGCGAAGATACGCCTTTAGAGGTTGGGGAAGATTTTGAGTACAAACACGATTCCTGCAATTCTATGTTTCTTTTTATCAATAACGATGGAGAGATTATGGAGCGTGTCGGTTATTATTTTGCAGTCCAAATTGTCTTTGAAATTATAAACCACCCCGAAAAAATCATTCGTCTACCGAAGAAGCCGGAGTTTTCCGACGTTGACAAGGGGCTTATGAGGGCATATGCGAAGGCTGGGTATTCATGGTTCGCGAGGGACGATAATGAGGACAAATCACTTTTTGCGTATTCAGATAAGCCCGAAAAAGGCCATCGCAGTTTTGGTATGCCTAAATCCAGCAGCAGGCTATACGAAGCTCCATGCGACATGCTTCCAACGCTGACGTGGGAAAACAGCCCCGTTTGTTGGGACGATTATAAGGAGGAAAAGGAAAATGACGCAGAATGAAGTGATCGCTTATCAAGCAACGAAAATATGTGAGCTCGAAACGGCGCTTAAAAATGAATGCGGCTCGTCCGGCATGTGGTACGACAAGTGTAAAAAGCTTGAGGCTGAGATTTCAGCGCGCGATAAAGCACTTGAACCGGTTGCTTTTAAACGTTTTTCATTGGACGCAGACGGGAAAGGCACAGAGGCTGAAAATGCAGAGCACGATTAACGGCTTTATTGAGGCTCAAGTACGGCACAAAACCAAATAATTATTTTCAGAATATATCTATTAAAAAACGAAAGTAAGAGGAAACAAAATGACACTTTATGAAATAACCGATACATATAAAAACTTTTTGGAAATGGTGGAAACCGGAGAAATACCAGAGGAGGCTATTGCTGACACTTTAGAGGGTTTACAGGGAGATTTTAACGATAAAGCAGATAACATTGCATGCATGTTTAAAAATTTATCTGCTGATGTAACAGCTATGAAAGTGGAACGCGACGCTTTAAATGATCGCATTAAATCAAAACAGTCAAAGGCCGACAGTCTTAAGCACTATCTTTCCGAATCAATGAAAGCTCTTGAGCTTTTTAAAATTGAAACCGCGCGAAACGCCATTTCTTTTCGCAAGTCAACATCTTGTTTTATCGCGAATGAAGAAGATTTTAAACAAAAGCACTCTGAATTGTGCAACAAGGAAATTGTTGTTTCAATTCCAAAGGCCGATATTGCAAAACTGCTAAAAGACGGTCAAGAGATCAGCGGCGCAGAATTAAAAGTAAGCCAAAATTTACAGATTAAGTGAGGCAGAAATGAACATCTACGAAAAGATTTTAGCAATTATGCAAGATGTCCAGTATCTTGCAAAGGACGACCGTGTGAAATTTGGCACTACGGATTATAAGGCGCTTTCGGAAGAAAAAGTGACTTCGATAATGCGCGAAGAACTTATTAAAAACAAATTGGTTGTTTTCCCGATTGCGCAGGAATCAAACCGTGCAGGGAATATCACTCATGTTGACACAAAATATCGCATGGTAAACGTCGAAAACCCGGATGAATTCATTGAAATAGTATCATGCGGTGACGGCGCGGATTCTCAAGACAAGGGTTCTGGCAAGGCTATGACGTATGCTTTCAAATATATGTGGCTCCGCGTGTTTGCGCTTCCTACAGGTGAAGACCCTGACAAAATTTCAAGCGCAGAGCTTGACGCAAAAAAAGAGACCGAAAAATTAAAGGAAAAGGCAAAACAATACATAAGCATCAGTGATAAGGCTCTATTGCGGGACGAGTTATCCCGCGTTGGATGGGACGTTGACGGCCTGATAAAATATCTTGACAGCAAATTCCCACGCGATAAAACCGAATCGATTGAGCACGTTACAGAGGCGCAGTATAAGGTTGTTATGCCTATGCTATACGCCAGAAAAAGCAAGGAGGCCGCACAATGAACGTATCAATTATCATGGGCAGGCTAACCACCGATCCTGAATTAAGGCACACGTCATCTGATTTGGCCGTAACGTCTTTTACGGTTGCGGTTGACCGATACACAAAACCCGGCGAGGACAAAAAAGCTGATTTTATTGAGATCATCGCGTGGCGAGCTAAGGCGGAATTTGTTTGCAAATACTTTAAAAAAGGCCAGTCGATTGCCATTAAGGGCTCTATCCAAACCGGCTCTTATACCGACAAAGAGGGCGTTAAGCGCAAGACGTTTTCCATCGTTGCAGATGAGGCATATTTCTGCGGGGATAAGCCTAAGAACGATGACGCAGCTCCGCGGAGAGGAGTAAGCCCTAATCCTACTTATTCAAGCAGCGACAATTCGGGATTTGAAGAAATATCCGCAGACGACGATTTGCCATTTTGATGGATATTTTATTTGACAAAGCCAAATGGCTGAAAGACAGTGACGGGACATGGCTACTTATTAAGCCCTCTGCCCCGTCACAGGCGCTTGAATTTTGTCAAGAGATGAAAGACATAAAGTACGTCGCAGAACTTAAAGAATACCGCGTGAAGCGCTCACTGAGCGCAAATGATTATCTGTGGGTTTTGTGCCAAAAAATTGCTGAAATAATAAAGTCAACAAAGAATGAAGTATACATAGAATCAATTAGGGCTAAAGGCCAGTTTACAACACTTACAATAGGCCGAGAAGCCGCAGAAACTTTCATTAAAAAATGGGCTATGCGCGGGCTTGGGTGGTATGCGGAGTTGGTAGACGGGCAGGACGAAGAAAACATACAGGTCATAGCGTACTACGGCTCGTCGGTTTATGATTCGCGCGAAATGGCCGTTTTATTGGATTATATCATACAAGAGGCGCAATACTTAGGCATAGAAACAGCAGCACCGAATGAACTGCTAAGGATGAAACAGCAATGGAATGTATGACATGCTTTTTATGCGGAAGGAACGGCTTAAGTGACCCGTTGGACAAGCATCATATTTTTGGAGGCGCGAATCGCAAAAAGTCAGAGAGTGACGGACTATACGCTTATTTATGCCATAACCGATGCCATATTTTTGGAGCCGACGCGGCGCATAATAATGCTAATACGATGCAAAAATTACATGAGTTTGGCGAGAAAAAATGGTTAAATGATAACCCCGACAAATCAATACAGGATTTTATAAATAGGTACGGCAAGAATTATCTTTAAGGAGGCTTAAATGATACATAAATCCATATTAGATTATATTCCATTTGGGAAAGAAAACGCCATAGCAAGGGCTGATTTATGTAAGTTATCCGGTCTGCGAGATAGAGACATGCGAAGGGCAATAGAGGCCGCAAGAAAGCATAGCGCGGTTTTAAATTCTCAAGACGGTAATGGCTATTATCAGCCTCTGCCAGAGGAAGCAAATTGCGTTAAGGGATGGATAAATTAAGAGTACCGGCGCGGGAAAAGAACGTTTTTATCAACCACTGGCGCGGCAAAATGGCTAAAACAGCAGGAACCGGATCAGCAGCAATCATTATTTTAACGCGCGTTAAAACGTGGAAGCAAAGGTGATTAAATGGCAAGGCCTAAAAAAGAGGGAGTTGATTATTTCTCCCATGATGTAAGTGCATCAGGCAGTCGCACATTATTTACTCTCGAAAGCAAATTTGGAAATGATGGCTACGCGTTTTGGTTTAAATTGCTTGAAACACTTGGCTCACAAAGCGAACTTTACTATGATTGCAGAAACCCAGCAAATTGGTTGTTTCTGACGGCGAAAACCCGTGTAAGCGAAGTTATGGCGACGGAAATACTTGATACTTTATCACAGGTCGATGCAATTGACGCTGATTTATGGAGGCAAAAGATAATTTGGGTACAAAAGTTTTCAGATCGTTTAAGCGACGTTTTCCACAAACGCGGAGCAGAAACTCCGAATAAACCGAATTTCTGCAACGAAAACCCCACAAAAACGGCTCAATCTGTTGCAGAAAGTACACAAAGTAAAGTAAAGGAAAGTAAAGTAAATAAAAGTAAAGAAGAGAGTACGCCGGATGAACCGGCTACCGAACCACGCCAAAAAGATATTGGCGATTTATACGAACAGGTACGAGTAAAATTTATAGCCTATTGTCCCTCCTTGCCAAAGCCCAATAGCACTAAAGAGTGGAGTTTAGGACGTAAAAAAGCGATCCGCGACAAAAATATAACGGTTGAGCAGATGCAGTTAGTGTTTGAGCGCATAGAAAAAAGCGACTTTTTGACCGGTAGAACAGGGAAGTGGAATGGGTGCTGTCTTGATTGGATTTTAAAGCCCTCTAATTGGCAAAAAATCAATGAGGGAAATTACGACAACAGGGAAAATGAAAAGCAAAAAAAGGAAACTACTTACGACCTTGATGCTTTTGAAAACTTTGACGGTGAGGAAATATGAGCGTATATATACCAAATTTTGTTCTGGGTAAAGTCGTGAAGCCGAAAAAATACTCAATTTCTGCATCCGAATCAGACCACCAAAAATCCGTTATTGAATGGGCGCAAAGAAAAGACATATTGCGCAAATATCCAGACCTCGAATTGCTATTCCACATCCCAAATGGCGGGAGTAGAAATAAGGCTGAGGCCGCAAACCTTAAATTGCAAGGTGTGAAATCAGGTGTACCAGACTTAACGCTGCCGGTTGCAAAAGGTCAATACCACGGGCTATTTGTCGAGATGAAGAAGCTGGGCGGAACAGAGACGAAAAATCAAGCATGGTGGCGTGAAAGGCTGTTGAACCAGGGCTATTTATCAGTTGTGTGCCATAGCTGCACGGCGGCAATAATGACGATTGAGGCATATTTAAATCTTGAAAAACTTAGCAAATAATGGGGTGATGTAATTAAAAAAATCGAAGCGCTTATTTTAATCATGGCCGCCGCCGCAATTACCGGCGCAGCGCTGCTATCACTAAAGCCTGCCGAAATCAAAGCTGAAAAGCCCGTAATTATTATAATTCCATACATAGAACTGCCAGAGCCGATAATAGAGCAGGAGGTCACTTACAGCCCAAACAGCGCCGAGGTTGAGATTATAGCCAAAATGCTTTGGGGTGAGGCGCGCGGAATCGGCTCTGACATGCAGATAGCGGCCTGTGCATGGGTAGCGGTTAACAGGGTTGAGGCCGGAGGGTATTCTCAAACGATAGAAGACGTAATAACGGCAGAAGATCAGTTTGTGGGATACTCTGCTGATAATCCGATAACGGGGTATCTTAAATGGCTTGCTGCCGATGTGCTGACACGCTGGCATAACGAGATTAACGGACAGGCTGACGTAGGGCGCGTTATACCGAGTGATTATCTGTGGTTTTCGGCGGTTGGCGGGGTGAATAAGTTCAGAAGTGGATATGAGAGCACAGATTATTGGGATTGGACCATGAAAAATCCGTATGAAAGTTGAGGGCTGAATGGTGAATGTAGCTTATAACATAGACTGCATGGAATACATGAAAACCGTGCCAGATAAAGCGTTTGAACTGGCAATTGTTGACCCGCCGTATGGGATAAATGTAAATATGAATATGGGCTTGCGAAAAGGACAAAAGAAAAAGCGAGAGCAAAAGAATTGGGATAATTCCATTCCGTCCGCAGAATACTTCAAAGAGCTATTTAGAGTTTCACAAAACCAGATCATCTGGGGGGGGGGGTAATTACTTCGGTCTTCCGCCGACAAGATGCATTTTAGTCTGGGATAAGGGCGAAAGTATGTACGGAAGAAGCTTTTCGGAAATCGAAATGGCGTGGACATCATTTTCGGATAGTGCAAGAATCTTTAAATATTCTCCAAATGATTCATTGCGGATTCATCCAACGCAAAAACCGGTCATCCTTTACGAATGGCAACTTACCCTTCCGTTTGTCATGCGCGAGTGGAAAATTCTTGACACACACCTTGGCTCTGGTTCATCCCGCATAGCCGCCTACAACCTCGGCTTTGATTTTGTCGGATGCGAGATTGACGGGGACTATTTTAAAGCGCAGGAAGAACGTTTTAAGGCTCACACAGCACAGACAAGTTTGTTTATATAGGAGGTTGAAAGATGAAGCTTGTAGTATCAAAACAAGAAGACCGCGAAACCGTGGCGCTTATTCTCGTCAAAAATGGCTATGCGGTCAAGTTTGGAACGGCAAAGACCACGACGGGCAAAACGGTTAAGGTCGTGGAGTACGAGGAAGGAGAGTAGACATGCCACTGCCAATAGAACTACAGCACCAGCAGGCCGTCGTTAAATGGTCGCAGCAGCCCGAAATTCGCACGAAATATCCGGAGCTGGCAATGCTGTATCACGTCCCAAACGAGCGCTTATGCAGCGCAGCATACGGCGCACAGCTTAAACGGGCTGGTGTTAAACGCGGCGTGCCTGATTTGGATTTGCCGGTTGCACGGGGGCATTATCATGGCTTAAGGATTGAAATGAAAGCACCAGGAGAAAGCGAAACGCCGGAGCAAGTATGGTGGAGAGAGCATTTGACCGAGCAAGGGTGCATGTGCGAGGTTTGCCACGGGTATAAGATGGCGGTTGCGGTGATTGAGTGGTATATGAATTTAGGGAAATACAAGGAGGGAAAATAACATGGACGATTATGGCAAGCTAATTAAAAAATTGCGAGAAACGAAATACAATTCAACGACACTTTATCATGTGATGGTTAATTATTGCCGTGATGCCGCCAACGCTCTCGAAACTGCAACAACAAAGTTTGCCGAGAAGGACAGGGAAATTGAAGCCCTGACAGCAGAGAACGCGAAACTGCGGGAGGCACAGAGGTGGATAACGGTAAATGAGAGATTGCCAGAGGATGAAGATACTGTAGAGGCATATACCGAATCTTTCGGCGCGTTTGATGCATGGTACGAATCGGAAGGGCATCAATGGTATACTCGCGGGCATGAAATAAAAAAAGTGACACACTGGCGCATTCCACAGCCGCCACAGAAAGACAGATGAGAAGATGAAAATACCAGAGAAAGTTAAAATAGGCGGCTATATTGTATCGGTTTATTGGAAAAACATGGAAGGCCGCAACAATTTGGGAGAATATCATAATTTCACCCAAGAGATATGGATAGACGAAGGCTTGACCGAGCAATGCGGTGAAGAGATATTTATTCACGAGTTGCTTGAAGCAATAAAAGATATTTACAGCCTCCGCTATTCGCACAAAATTCTTAATTTTTACGGTGTGGTACTTCATGCAATCATTAAAGACAATCCAGAAATGTTTTTGCCCGACCCGCCGCCGAAAGGAGAATGAAGCGTGAACGATAAGCAAAAGCGTGTTTTAGGACAGATCGAAGAATACGCAAAAATCATCAGCAATCTTCACAAAAGCCCTAACAGTAAGGTTGAAATACGATATGCGGGGGATCTGGCAAAAGGAATTATTGAGCGCGTTGATTATATTAGAAAGGAAGAGTCCACTGGCCTCACCCCGTCCGACATAGCCGACATGGAAGCGGAGGTTAAGGGACTTAAAAATGAGCTGCAAGAATCAAGTGCAAAAGTTTATTCTTTGGAAACGAAATGCAAAGTAATGCAAAACGCCGAGGTTGACCGTAATGAAGCTTTTTGGGAAGAAAAAAAGCACTTATATGAAGATTTGGACGATTTTACAGTACGGTGCTTTAAGGCCGAAGCTCAACTTGCCAATATCAAAAATAACTCAGAGAAACCAGAATCGCAGTCATACCGAACCGAAGATGGTTGCCCCACAGAAAAAGCTGTATTACAGCGCGAATGGCAAACGCTTAAAGTACGCGCCGAAAAAGCAGAGAAAGATAACACCGACCTTCGCAACTTCGCCTGTCAGCTCTGCGGGAAGTGGGAGTATGAAGGGGCATGTGACGGGTGCAGGTGGAGGAAGGGAGAATGAAACAGTGAAAACGGGAACGCCATGCCCTAAAGGAAAAGATTTAATTCAGGCCGAACCTTGGGAAAAAGTTGCCAAAAATGCGGGCACTGGCATGGAAATCAAGATACTGGGCGGTGCATATGTGATTTACAAGACGTCGAAAACATCAGCTTGTTAAACGGTATACCCACCGACGTACATAGCACGGGAAAGGAATAAGGGAACATGAAATACTGTGAAGAAAAATATAAAAAGCTTTTGGGCGTTGAGAGCGTATTTATCCGCAACGATGAAATCATAATCACTGGCAGCCTTGAAGATAGCGACGATCAAGAACACAGTTGCGACAAAATGGGATGCGGTTCAACGGAGCATATTCTTCTCAGAGGGCAAATTAGATTTTTGCAAAGAGGTTATTGCCCAGATACACAGGAGGCCAACGACGATGAAGGGTAAGCTGATAAGCAAAGACGAAGCGTTAGGAGGCGCAAGATGAAAACGATTGACATTACAGAGGCTCTTGCGCAAAAAGTAATAGATATAATTTACGGGGAGTGGCATCATGAAGGGCATATTGAGGTAGAGCACTCAGATGATTTTTGGTTTACTCTTGACGGGAGGCTGTACAAGGTAAAAATACAGGACGTTGATTGTGAACGCCCGCTGACAGAAAAGGAGGCCGACGAATGAAATATAAAAACGTGTGGATTCCTGCAAGTTGCCCGAATGGATGCTTTGAAAGATTGATAGATCAAGGATTATCTGGAAATAAGATAGACGGCGTTGAACCGAGAATGTACTCATACAACATAGGACGCACAACTTTTGAAATAAAACGATGGTCAAAGAGGTTAAAACGCTATTCCCACAGAGCGCAGGGACATTATATCGCATTAAACTGGACACATTGCCCGTTTTGCGGGAAAGAACTAATTAAGGAGGCCGCCGACGATGAATGATTTAATTAAACAGGCACGGGAACTGTGCAAGGGAGCGACACCGGGGCCGTGGTACTGGGATGCGATTGACGCGCATAAATGCATTTGTCTTGAAAGCGCAAGATGGAAGGTTATGGATTTTGCACGATATGGAATGAACGGTGCGGCACCGCGATTTTTGGTTGACGGAATTATGGAACGCGCCGACACGCTCCTGCAATCTATTCCGGGAAAAGAGCATCATAGAGGGTTTAACAACTACATAGACCATCCGGACGCTGCCTTTATCGCCGCCTCCCGTACTCTCGTCCCCGCTCTTGCCGACGCGCTGGAAAAGGCGCAGGGTGAGATTGAAAGGCTGACCGCCTGCGCCGAAGCTGCGGAGACCGAGAGGGACGCGGTGATAGAGGATTTAGAGTGGTTAGCCATAACAGCCGTTGACAGTCTAAAGTGCAATATCTGTAAATACAATCCTGACGATACGGGATGCGAACTGGACGGATCACAGTTTGACGATGACGGAGAGTGCCATTTTACATATTGGCGGCGCGGCGTTCAGCAGGAGCAGGAGGAGGAAATGAAATGACAATCCATTACCAAAACAAACATGGCGAAGAAATGATGATAAGCGGAATTGTACATTTGCAAAACGTTGATAATGAAAATTGGGTTGCCCTGACCTCTAACGACAAAGAACTTTGTCTTAAGGCTGACCGAATCGAGGGCATATATCACGAGGACACAAAGACTGTTAATATTACAAAAAAGGAGGGAACTGGCAATGGAAAATAATAAAGCTTTAATTGACAAATTAGAATATTTAAAATCTAAGTTTGTCAATAAAGAAATGCAGCTTATCAGTATGGATATATCTTATTCATTTTTGAGAGCAACATTAAATGAAGCTATAGCCATTATAAAAACAAAGAATTAAAAATAGCGGCTGAATTAGAGGCCGCAAGAAAGGAGTTGCATCCACGTGGATAGTATTTTATCCCGTATCTCCTCCGCCTACGCCGAGAACCCTGCAAAGGCGCTGGCACTGATACCGGAACTGATTGAGGCTTGGGAGACTGGGGAAATTATTGAGTTGCCGTGCAAGGTTGGAGATACGGTGAGAGCAATGGTTAACCGTCCATACAATGGACATGATGTAACTATTTTTGGAACCGTAACAGATGCGCAAGCCGTAATTAGAGTTACGCATAGCGGATGCAGGCATATTGATTTTATTGCGCCAGATTTCGGCAAAACCGTTTTCCTTACGCCGGAAGCGGCACAAAAAGCGTTGGAGGGAATGAAAAATGGGAAATAAATGTGTGCTAATGAGTATTCGCCCGCAATGGTGCGAGAAGATATGCCGCCAAATAGGGACTGAAAGCAGAAAACCAGTTTATGAGAAAACGCTTGAGATTCGTAAGACCCGTCCAAAGCTGGAAACGCCGTTTAAGTGCTATATCTACTGCACGTTGAGCGGATCACCCGAAGCGTTTGTGGCGTGGGGCAAAGATGCTGCAAAATGGAACCGTGAAAACTGGTGGGAGCGAAAAGGCAAGGTCATAGGCGAGTTTGTGTGCGACGAGATTTATCAGTATAGCACGGGCAATGTGGAAGGGCAGACAATATCCAGCGAAGAAATCCAGAAACAGTCATGTTTGACATACAATGAGCTTTGCACCTATGAAAACAGCGCGGAACCGAGAGACTTTTGTATATATCTGATTGGGCTTTACGGCTGGCACATTTCCGCCCTGCAAATCTACGGCAAGCCGAGGGAATTAAGCGAATATTCACTTATACGCCCACCGCAGTCATGGCGCTATGTGGAAGAATTGGAGGCAAAAAGATGAACGACATAGAAAAGGCGATAGAATGGTTTGAATTAAGGAAAAACATGGAGTTGGGCGATAAATGCGAACGGATGGAAAGCGTTGCCCTTGCTGCCCTTCGTGAAAAGCAGGAGCGCGAAAAAGGATGTGAACTCTGTAATCCTGATAATGCCGAGTATTATTTTGGCGGGAAATTACCTAATTATTGCCCTATGTGTGGCCGAAAGTTGGTGCGGCCATGACCAACGAAGAGGCAACAATCATCCTCTTAAATTTTGTCGAGCACATTTACGGGCATGTCGTCGGCGTTGATGTTAAGTTAGAGGAAGCTATCGAAATGGCGAGGGATGCGCTGACAAAGCGGGACAACTCGCCACTGACATTGGAGCAGTTAAAGCAAATGGACGGGGAGCCGGTATATCTTACATGGGATAACAAGGGCTGGGGCGTGGTTGCTGTCCTTGATGGTGAGATGGTCGTTATGATACCGGAAAACGACGGTCACCATTACATTTGTACCGCATATAGTCCGTCGGATGCTGATGGAATATCTTACGTCTACGCCCACAAGCCGGAAACGGAGGCCATGCCATGAACCCATATTGGATTTTATTCATAGTTTTTATCTACGTCGGCATTATGAGCATCGGCCTGTACATAGTCGGAGACGGTTGGCAGTCATGCACCACCAAGGAAAATATTGTTTATATCTGTGCCTGCGTGTTGTGGCCAATTACGCTACTCATTGTGGTTGCCTGCGTGGTAACGGGTGCAAAATTTGCGGAAGGGGATAAACATAATGATTAAGCGTTATTTATTTTCGTTTATTTATAAAACAAGCGATAACGCGCCGGGATTTGGAAGAATCATTGTCAATATAAAAGGAAAAATAACAGACGAAACAATTGAAGACACGGAATTATTAGCACGAAAGGAATGCAACGCTGAATCTCTTGCTATAATATCGTTTCAGCGGATAGGGCGGCTCAAAAAAGTACAGGCCGAGGACAAGCCGTTATGAACTCCCTGAAAGCTTACGAAGCCGGTAACAAGCGCCGTGATATATTAATAATAGACAGCGAGCACATCGAAGGGCTAACTTATCACGTTGGCGGCGGCGTAATCGGTATTGACGGCGGGGCTAAAAATGGGCAGTTTGCGGAAGACGCAAAAAGAATGATGGAGGTCTGCCACGAGATAATGGACATATATAATATTTTGGAGGGTAATAAAATGCCAATTATAACGGAAGAATCAATTCATGCCGCTTTTTGCAACATGCCAAAAGACAAAAAGAGGGAAGTGGCAATACTGGCAGCCACAAAGGGACTTAGCATAAACGACATTGAACTTTATTATTTTATAGCGCTAAACACGCCGCCTATATCGCTTGCACTTGAAAATTATCGGTATCTATGCCCTGACAAGGACGGTGACGCAGATGTACATTAACCCGTTTTGGTGCGGCGTAATTGCCACAGTGGTGGCTGAACTTGCGGCGATCATTATATATGCCATTATAACGAAGAGGAAGTGACACTGTGAGCGAAATAATTTACATAGCGGGTCCGATAACCGGAATAAAAGGCTATCAGCAAAAGTTTGCAAGGGCCGAAAGAAAACTTAAAAAATGCAAATACATCGTTTTTAACCCGGCGTTTATGCCTGAAGGGCTAGAGCATAGTGCGTATATGCCGATCTGTTACGCGATGATTGACGCTTGCGATACAGTATTTTTTCTTGAGGGTTGGAAATACAGTGCAGGATGCAAAATGGAATACAAGCACGCGAAATCAAAAAGGCAAAGGCATAATGTTTGAATCAATAAGCGATTACTTTGCCGAAATAATGTGAGGGATTATGAATAAAACAAACGAACTACCCGCAACCGTCCGGGCACGGTGTATATCTGCAGTCAGGGACTATGACCGCATGAGGCAAGAGCTGTGCAATATATTGTATTCTTCCCCGCAGCACGACGGGCAGCCGAAAGGAAACAGCGTAACCGATCAGACGGGCTCTAAGGCTATCCGCATGGCAGAACTGGGAGAGCAATGCAAGGCGATAGAACAGGCCATTATAACGATACCTGATTTTTATAGGCAGGGCATACTTAACCAGATTAATTATCCAGAGATACGGTACGATACGTCCTATGCGTCGGCGCAGACGTGGTCGCATTGGAAACACGAGTTTTTATTCCAAATTGCAATTAACATGAAATACATAACTATTTTAAAGTAATATCTTTCAGTTTTGCATGTCAAGTCATGATAAAATAATAGTGTGGATATTTGTAAAAAGACCACAATAGCGGTATATCCCTTCGGAGATATAGAGGATGAAGACCCCTTAACCATGTTGCCCCGTGTGGACTTATATAACGGGGCATATAAGATATTTATCATCTGTAGTGGCGGAATAGGTAAACGCTATAGTGAACTGTAGGACTTAGCCTATTATGTCACATGATGTAAGCTTAACAAGCTATCTATGTGACCAGTTATTAAAACTGATGGAAATAGTCTATGCAAGGTGCAAATCCTTGCCCACAAGATGATTTATATACCAGATTGCAGGGGTCGCGCCCTTGCCGCCCGCGAATAGTGGTATTGCGGGATGTAATTAGTGCATTAAAGACGGAAATATCCGTCATACCCAGCGCAACCACCTTTAATTTACTTACGACGGTTCATTCAACCTCCTTTTTCTTATTTGCATAACGCCTGCCTTAACCGGTGGGCGTTATGCGTTATAGAGGTAATTATGTGCTCAAAAAAATGCATTTACAACGATCAGAGGCTAAACGGCAGCTATTTTTGTATGCTGCCGGAATGCCCATATAAGGAGGAACCCGAAAATGAGCAAGACAAAGAAGCCAGAGAACCAATTAAGACGCAAAATATGCAAAGAACTGAAATGAGGCGGTGATCCAGTGTGGCTAAGGGAAAATATGAACAATGGCTTACAAGGGATGGCCTTTTACTTTTAACAGCTTGGGCAAGAGATGGCTTATCAGATGAACAATTAGCTAATAACATGGGAATTTGTCCTGCTACATTGTACAACTATAAAAATAGGCACGTAGAGATAATGGAGGCATTATCGCGCGGTAAGGCTGTAGTTGATATCGAAGTCGAAAATGCTTTATTGAAAAAGGCCAAAGGATACAACGCTGAGGTTCAAAAAACGTTTAAGATAAAAGAAGTCTACTATGACGAGCAAGACCGGCGGTGCGAAAAAGAACATTTGGAATCTGCAATTGATGAAGTGCATATCCCTGCGGATACTCCGGCACAAGTATTTTGGCTGAAGAATAGAAAGCCTGAGGCGTGGAAAGACAAGATGCAGGAAGATGATAAAGACGCAATCGCTCATCTCGATTCTATTCTCAAATCGCTTGGTGGTGCTATGAAGGATGATAATTGATTTTAGCAAAAAGCAAAAAACAATCTGGCGTGAATCGGTTGAAGCGCCTCACCGCTGGAACATAAGCTACGGTGCCACTCGATCAGGCAAAACTTATCTTGATTACTTTAAACTTCCATACCGTATCCGAAATGCTTCAGACGATGGGTTAATATTAATTCTTGGCAACACTAAAGGAACATTGGAGCGAAATATACTTGACCCACTAAGAAAAATATGGACACCGGCGCTTGTAAGCAACATTAGCAGTAACAACAAAGTTAGATTGTTTGGCCGTGAATGCTATGCGCTGGGTGCGGATAAAATCAATCAAGTGTCGAAGCTGCAAGGCTCCGGCCTTTCTTATTGTTATGGCGACGAAATAGCAACGTGGCATGAAGATGTATTCACGATGCTTAAAAGCCGTTTAGATAAGCCTACAAGCTGCTTTGATGGAACGAGTAACCCGGACAATCCTAACCATTGGCTAAAAAAGTTTCTGGAATCTGATGCTGATATTTACCAGATGAAGTTTATTTTGGACGATAATCCGTTCAACGATCCTGACTTTGTACGGAATCTAAAGAACGAGTACCGCGGTACAGTTTACTATGACCGGTTCATCTTGGGCGACTGGAAAGCGGCAGAAGGAACGATATACCGGTTGTTCGCGGATAATCCGGAATTGTTTATTATAGACAAAGAACCGGAGAACATGTGGTTTTCGACAATAGGCGTTGACTGGGGCGGAAATGCTTCGGGCGACGCTTTTATTCATACTGGGTTTACAAAAGGGCTGCAAGAAGTCATTATTTTGGACGAGCATTATAAAACTGGTGTTAAAAGTCCCGATGAAATCTATAAAGATTATGTTGACTTCGTGCGAAAATGCACGGAAGGACATAGGATTGTAGAATGCCGCGCTGATAGTGCAGAGCAGACACTTATTCAAGGGCTTAAAGTGGCAAGCATGAAAGAACGGATACCGATTGAAATAAAAAATGCAATAAAAAGCGAGATAAACGATAGAATACGTTTTATTTGTTCCCTTATGGCACAGGGACGGTTTAAAATCATGCGACGGTGCAGCAACACTGTTAATGCGCTGCAATCCGCTGTGTGGGATTCTAAGAGCGTTGAAGATAAACGGTTGGATAACCTTAGCTATAATATGGATGTACTTGATGCAATGGAATATTCAACCGAGAAGTACATGAAAGATATTCAAAATGCACGGCTAATTAAATAGGTGGTGAGTGCTTGGACACAATTAGAAGTTATCTAACAAATGTAAAAGGCTTTAATACAGTCAGTTCAGATTATTATACCTATATCACCGAATGGGACAATTGGTATAAGGGTGATGTCAAAGGATTTCACACATATTCTGTATTCAATGGTCTGCAAAATGTCGCTTGCCATCGTTATTCGCTTGGCATGGCCTCGAAGGTCTGCCAAGATCATGCTAATTTGCTGATGAACGAAAAGGTGCAGATTTCAACCGGCAGCGATGCCTTTGATAAAACGCTAGCAGGCGCTATGACATTTAATAATTTCCGTGTTCGTGCTAATCAATTAGTGGAAATATCATTTGCTTTAGGCACTGGCGCCTTTGTTGAGTATCAAGACGCGGCAGACCGAACAATCATAGATTATGTACGCGCACAAATGATATATCCGCTTGCTTGGGATAATGGCGATATAACCGAGTGCGCATTTGCTTCATTACGTATAATCAACGGCGAAAAGTATTATTATATCAACACTCACCGACTGAATAATATTGGCAATTATGTCATTGAGAATATACTTGTCAAAGACGGCGATATGTCCGTGAGTGTGCCTGACGGCATAGCGCCTATGATTGATACAAAATCCCCATTACCGCGTTTTCAAATCATCATGCCAAATATCGTTAACAACATTGATTATGATTGCCCGATGGGAATGTCCATATATGGAGATGCTACAGACGAATTGAAAGCGGTTGATGTTGCCTATGATAGCTATGTCAATGAATTTGTGCTTGGCAAAAAGCGCATATTTGTTAAAAACACTATGCTTGGCACAAAAATAACAGCAGCAGGAGAAACGGTAGCAACCTTTGATCCTAACGATGTAATGTTTTATTCTATGCCCGATGAAGACAACGCCGATTCTATCAAAGAAATCAATATGGAATTGCGCACAGAGGCACATGAACAGGGCTTACAGCGGTTTCTTTCTTTATTGGGTGATAAGTGCGGGCTTGGCGCAGGACATTATAAGTTTGAGCAAGGGCAACCACAGACAGCAACACAGGTCATATCCGAAAAGTCAGATATGTACCAAAATTTAAAAAAGAATGAATTGGTGCTCGAAGCGGCAATGATAGGCATGACAAAGGTTATAGCCGAAATGAATAAAGTCAATTCTGATGGTTTGGAAATTAAAGTGGATTTTGATGATTCTATAATCACTGACAAAGACAGCGAGCGCACCCGCATGTTGGCACTTGTTACGCAAGACCGTTACCCGCTTGACAAATATTTAGTAAACTATGAAAACTACACCGAAGCCGAAGCAGCCGACATTTTAGCGAGTAGTACCGGAGCACCAACCATTGAAGACGGGTTCGGAAACAATTCGGAATCTACATCGGCAGAAGGCACAGCAACCGATACAAAAGTATCAGACGTTCAGCAAACCGCGCGGCAGACCGTTGGCGTAACTTTAAACGGCGCACAGGTACAAAGTCTTATAGGTGTAGTTAAGTCGGTAAAGGCCGGAGAAATATCAAAGAGCGCAGCCATAGCAATTATCATGTCGTCGTTTGGCATGACTGAGGAACAGGCGAACTCATTACTTGCCGAGGACGCTATAACTAAGGCGGTATAAAAATACTTTAAGCAAACACAGAAAGGTAGTGTAAAAAAATGGTTGATTTTGGTAAGTTTACTAAAAAGGAATTGCTTGAAATATACAACAACTTAAATTCGTTCGAATGGGACAACAGAATTGGCATGAAGCCACACGGGTTTGACGTTTTACCAAATTACTCAAAAAATAAATGGCAAACGACCAAATCAATAATTATTAAACCATATTTTGAAGCGATAACCTCTTTGCTATCTAAAAAGCAAGTTTTAAAATATCACCACTTGCACAATCTTCACAGGAACATATTCCAGTTTTATTTTTGGTGGTTTACTCGTAGAAAGCTAACCAACATTTAGGCGGTGATCTAACGTGGCGCTCTCCCCCGAATATTTAGACGGCATAGCGGAGCCACTTCAAACCATTTATAGCGAGTTAGAAACATCCGTTATGTCTGACATAGCGCGGCGCATATCTAAAGCCAATTACCTTACACCGTCCGCTGAGTGGCAAACTTATAAGCTTGAGCAGATGGGTCTGTCTCAGCAGTACATAGCCGAGCAGATAGCCAAAACGACAAGAATGTCAAAAAAACAAGTCCTTAGCATGTTTAAAGAAGCCGGTATAAAATCATCAGTGCAGGATACGACCCTGCAAAAAGAAATGATTAAGCTCAATATGCTGCCGGCCGATTCCATGCCGCTGACTGCCCTGCCAATGTTTACGCAGATACTTAACGCCAACCTTTTACGCACAAATAACACCCTAAAGAAGCTTACCGGCACTATCGCAACAGACGCATCCGGCAAGCTTAATAAATATATGGACGACTGCCAGTTAATGGTGCAAAGCGGCGCGTTCACGCAGGATCAGGCCATTAACAAAACAGTTGACATGTTCTCACGTGACGGCGTGACGGCGTTTGACTATGCAAGCGGTGTGAGAACCCCAATAGAAAGTGCCGTCAGAAGAGCGGCAGTAACCGGTGTTAATCAATGTACCGCTCAAATTTCGTTGAACAATGCCGATGCTTTAAACACACGGCTTGTTGAGGTTACAAGCCACTCGGACAGTAGGCCTGAGCATGCAATATGGCAGGGAAAAGTTTACAGTTTAGATTGAAATTTACACAAAAATATGGTATAATAACAATGTAGGATAGTGAATAGCTACACGACACGGGCGGTTAATCCTACCGCCCTTCCTACAAAAAATAATAGGATACACAAAGGGTGGTGTATTTTTTATGGGTAAATTTATTGATCTGACTGGGCAGAGATTCGGGAGATTGACTGTAATAAAAAGGGTGGAAAATTATGTTTCACCTAATGGTCAACAACATGCACAATTTTTGTGCAAATGTTCGTGCGATAAACAAAAATCGATAATCGTCAGAGCAAATGGGCTAAAGTCTGGGAAAACAACAAGCTGTGGATGCGTAACAACCGATATGTTGGTTGAACGTAATTATAGGCATGGTTTATCGAAAACGAGATTGTATTCTATATGGTGTGGCATGAAAGATCGATGCTTGAATTCTAATGTCGAGCGATATAAAGACTATGGGGGGCGTGGCATTTCTATATGCCAAGATTGGCTCAATGATTTTCAATCATTTTATGATTGGAGTATGGCTAATGGATATTCAGACGAATTAACCATTGACAGAAAAAACAACAGCGGAAATTATTGCCCTATAAATTGCATGTGGACGGACTATAAAACTCAAGCTAAAAATAGGAGAGTACCGTTAAATTGTAAAAGCGGCATTCCAGGCATAAGCTTTCACAAAAGCCAAAATAGATGGCAAGCTTATATTGGAAATAATGGGAAACGAATATATCTTGGCACGTATAATAATTGCGAAGATGCTATATCTGCTCGACGAGATGCAGAATTGAAATATTGGGGCAAGACAAATATCAAATAGAAATCAAGTCAAGAGGTTCAGCTTAAAAGCTGGGCTTCTTTCTTTTAGGGGGTGATTTTATGACAGACACAAAAGGCTATCCCGATTTTTATGAAGCTACAGGTTACGGCACAGGGGAAGGGCTTTGTGGCTGGTAGCCAAGGAACTGTAGACATAGCTTCTACCCGTATGTTGAGGGCGTATCTGAAACATTGCCAAAGACGAAGTATGATGAAACTACTTACAAAAATGAGCAAACACAGCGTTATAATGAGCGCCAGATTCGCTCGTGGAAAAAACGCGCTGCAACGAAAGAGGCCGCCGGAATCGATGCAAGCAAAGAAAATGCAAAGGTCAGAGAGTGGCAAGCCGTCCAACGTAAACACGTTGAAGATAACGACCTTTCAAGGGTGTATCAGCGCGAGAGAGTTGCAAACCAAACAGCAAACCGCGCTGTTGCAAGAGCCAACAAAGAAAAAAGGTTAACCGATGTATTTAATGAAGATGTTTCTAAAAAAGCCGTTTCTACTCAAAACGAGACTGATTACACTGAATACTTTAACCACATAGAAAAACGTTTAAATTCCGGAACACCTGCGGGCAAACAGGCATTTAGCAAGTTTATTACTGCAGATAACGTCGTCGATGCTGCCGTTAAGGGAACGTCATATGAGCAAAAAGGCAAGATATACATGAACTATTTGAGAGATTCAACTAATTCAAAAGGAATAGGGCAAATATTTTTGCATGAGCATGGCCATTTAATAGATTATCTTGCCAAGAGAGCGTCTGCAAACCCTGAATTTAGCGCAGCGTTGAAAAATGACGTCAAAAGTTATATAATGTCAGTAGCCGCTAAAAACGCCGGGCTTGCTCAAAACGAAATAGAGACGCTTATATCAAAAGAGCTTGTACAAACCGATAAGCTACACGGAATATCTGATTTATTTCGCGGGATCACGGATGGTAAGATAACCGGTCAATGGGGGCATATGATTACAGACTATAAAAAACCTCTTATGATAGAGGGAGAAGCATTTGCGCATATGTTTGAAGCCCAATTTGATGCCGAAAAACTTGCATATTTTACAAAATACTTTCCGTCTGCAACGAAGGAGTTTGATAACATACTATGGAAACTGATAAATCAATAAGCCCTCATGACGACGGGTACGACGAAATTGACAAGGCGTATTTTGAAGCTTTTAACGAACACCTTCCGCTTGACATGATACCGCAAGTTGAAACGCTTGAAGGTCTGAAAGAAAAGGTACTGGAATGCGTCAAACAGGGCAAGAACTTGCTGCCGGATTATTACGGGTGGAACGATTTGCCGGAAGATGCAATAATAGCGTAAGCCTGCCAAGCGGCGGGCTTTATTTTATGGAAGTGAAGGATTAAACAATGAAAATACCTGAAAAAATAAAGATCGGCGGCGTTGGCTATTCTGTTGTGTACGAAGAAAGATTGAACACAGGCTCAAAATTAGCCTACGGACACATAGATTATGACAAGGCAATCATCCAAATCGAGCCAAAACTACAAGACTATCAAGGGATGTGTCAAACCCTTTTACATGAAATTTTGCACGGGGTTGCTGATGACCGTCAAATTGATTTTAAAAATGCAGACGAAGAAAGAATTGTCAACCAATTTGCAAATGGCTTGTATCAGGTAATCCAAGATAACCCGGACTTGTTTGGAAGTGATACGGATGGCAAAGAAGAAACCACGTAAACCCTGCTGAATAGATTAAGCGCCTGTATAGGGCGCTATTTTTATGCCGAAATGAGGTGAATTAATTGGACGTAAAAATATTAAACAGTTTGACCGACATGTCGCAAAATAACTATCGGCTCGGAAATTGTCAGCGCATGGTTGCCGATATAAAGGCTGATGCAACTATGGATGATGCATCAAAAACAGAATTGCTTGCATTTGCTGATAAAGTAATGTCGGCAGAATCAAAAATGTGTCAAGACGCACTTACTATGGTTGCAAAGTATAGTGTATCAAGCGGAATTGACGCAACCCAACCTGACGAAGGCGAAGACGATTATTATTAATAGGAGGATAAATCATGACACAAAAAGAGCTATTTATTAATGCATCTCAAGGAGCGACAAACTGTAAAATTATTCTTGGAATTCGTATGCCAGACGGAACAAAAGAAATTATCATCAATGACAATGTGATAAACAAGGTTGATTACGTTTGTAGCAAATACGATGATGATTTGAAAATGTATGGCGTACCAATCCAAATTGAGGATTTCTTATTTATTAAAAAATAAGCAAACGGCCGCTTAGAAATAAGCGGTATTTTTACGCCTAAATGCTGGCGTTAAAGCATTATTTGACCCATAAGTTATGTCGTTAAACTGCCTAAATTCGTCCGCTCACAGGACGTTAAACAAGGGAGTAATAATATGGCATTTACACGTAAAGCGTTAACAGATATCGGCCTCAGCACGGAGCAGCTCGACAAGGTTATGGCTCTTCACGGCACATCACTTTCGGACTATCAGCTGAAATCTGAGTTTGATGCAGCCGTACAGGCAGAAGTCGAAAAGCAGACCGGAGAAATCAAGAAACAGTTTGAGGGCGTCGATCTGAAAACGTTACAGGGCAAAGCCGCAGAAGCCGAAAAGCTACAGTCTGAGCTTGAAAAGACAAAACTCAATTATACCCTTGAGAATCGTTTGATAAAAGAGGGTGCTGTAAACGCAAAGGCAGTCGGCGCATTGCTTGATTCTTCCAAAATCAAAATTGAAGATGGAAAAATCAGCGGCCTTGACGAACAAATCACGGCATTAAAAGAATCTGATCCGTGGGCATTTGGACAACCTGCACCTGCAGCGCAAGGCTTGCGGCAAACGGGAGCGCCGACCACAGCAACCGGGGTGGAGGCGGAGTTCCTTAAGCGGAATCCCGGTTTAAAAATTGATTAACAGGAGTGACTAAATAATGGCACACGCATTACAGGACAGATATTCCGATATGGTTCTTGCAAAACTTCGCAAAGAACTTGTACTCAAAGACGGCATCATATTCAACAACGACTATGAGGGTACACCAAAGGCTGGCGCGGTCAAAATCCCCACGCGCGATACTGAAGTAGCCGCCGGAAACTACGATACCGGTACAGGCGGCACGCTTGGCACCGGCACTACCACGTATACGACCATGACGATCGACAAAGACAAATTTGTCAATGAGATTATCGACGGCTATGAGGCTGCTGCCGTTCCAGACGGCATTGTCGCGGAGCGGCTTGACAGTGCCGCATATTCCCTGCAGGCGGCAATGGATACGGACGGCGCAACAGAGCTTATTGCGCACGGCACAACCTACGGGCTTGGCCTAACTGACAAAACAAATGTTTACGACAACATTGTTGATGTCCGCAAGGCTCATTCGTCCGCTAACGTCCCGAACGACGGCAGACGGTGGCTGCTCGTCACCCCCGATTGCTACGCGCTTATGCTGAAAGACACTGACAACTTTATCCGGCAGGGCGATATTTCTCAGGAGCTCGTCGCAAACGGCGCGATTGGTAAATACGCCGGGTATACACTTTACGAGTGGAACGACACAACTGCAAATTTGCTTTGCATAGCTGGACATCCGAAATATGCGACCCGCGCGAACGAGTGGTCCGTACCTGTTGCGCTGAAAGACTTAACGAATACCTACATCGGCGCATCTGCCGTGCAGGGTCGTATGGTGTATGCGCATAAGGTCCTTCGCGCAACTGCTATTCAGGTAGTCTATGCTCCGACAGCGCTTGTTGTTACCGCTGCGGCCGCGTCCAGTGCGTCCGGAAAGACTGTTCTTACCGTCACGGGTAACGGCGCTCTTGCGCTGAAATACCGCGTTGCGCCTGCTGTTGCATCTGTCTATGGTGGTTCAACTGCAAGCGGATATACTTCCCTGACCTCCGGCACGACCGAGATTACCGCTGCTGACGGCGTGAATATTGAAGTCGTTTCTGTTGCGGCCACAACCGAATTGGTTGTCGGCGTCGGCAATGCGGCGTCCGTTCCCCACGCATAATAATTGAAAGGACGGTAAGCTTATGAGCTACACGGCTTATATCGACGATACATTTTATACCGGCACATATCATGGCATTGCAATAGCATCTACTGATTTTGCCCGTATTGCTTTGAGGGCGTCAGATGAGCTCGATAAGCTTACCGCTAATTTAGTCCAGTTAAATGGCTTAACGAGTTACAGCGCAGACGCGCAAGAGGCTATTAAACTGGCCACTTGCGCACTCGCTGAATCACTCGCACAAATTGACGCGGCTACAGACAGCGCAGGATTGATGGCGTCGTCTGAACATGTGAACGGTTATAGTTATTCCGGTATCGACCAAATAGCCATTACAGCGGCGTTAACGGCTGCATGGCAGCAAGCATGGACGTATCTACAACGCGGCGGGTTTTCGAGAAGCGTATGCATGACATAAAAAAGGGCGGTCATTTCTGATCGTCCATTTTAGTACAATCTTTTTCCCTCACCCTAATTACATTTGTTTCGTCAAGCCCACAATGAATAATGTTTAATACGGGTATTATTTCGCTATGGAGTGTTTGCTTGGCCCCGCACCAATCTGGAGCATCTTGATATCCATTTGATTTTAAAGCCCCGACAACTTTGTATATATGCAGTTCTCTACTTACACCGCATGGATATTTGACGTAATCGCCAAAATCAATTTGGTTCATTCTTCCATACCCCGTAAACTCACTCATTTCTATTTTCCCTTTCAATAATCTTTTTCAAAAACTGATAATTGCTTAAATCGGCTTGAATCTGCTTTAAACGGTCAAATTCATTGGGTGGTAAATCTGCCGACCATGTGCGACGGTGTGACTTACGCCACTTGGCTTTACTTTCGGGTGTTGATTGGCTCATAGATTTCCTTTCTGCCCGTTTGGCCGGTGGCGCAGCCTATAAAAATTATCTTGACTTTTTTATTTGAGCAATGAGTTTCTTTGTGACTGTTTGTAGAACTATCTTTTTTCCTCCGCACTTGAAGCAAGTCGTTCCATACATTTGATTAAAGCTGTAATTACCAGTTCCTCCGCAACGCGGGCATGTTTTTGTATATCCCATTTTATAAAGCCTTTGATTAGCAACTTTGAGAAGATGATTAACTGATAAATTTTGCACATTGCCATTTGAAATGCGCTGCTGTAATTCGGGAATCATCGTTAAAATATACTCTTGAATCAAAGGCTTTTCTGAATTCCATGCTTTAAAAAATAGGTACTTTGCGCATTCATCTGCTCCATCAATAGATGTCATTAATTTTCCATATTGCGTTTTATCATCTGTAGTAGCGCAATAATCGCTTTTGCTGCATCCATTATCACTGATGTAAATGTGGCCGTGCTCATATTCCTCAACATGCAGAACCATCTTTTAACAGCTCCTTTTCTTAATTTCTATATTAAGTATAACATACTACATGTATGATGTCAAGCATTATTTTAGAGTTTATTAAATTTATTTTTAAGGTGGTGAACGCGGTGTGAAAGTAATGTCAAGACGGGCAAGGCCATTTAATGTGACCTTGTATAATTTTGTATCAACTACAAGCAGCGTAATGACGTTTCAGCGCACGTATATTCAGCGGGTATCTCTTGACCTTGCCTATCAAATGAAGCTGGCACAGCGCGGCGTAAGCACCACAAACACAGTATCAATGATGATTGACTTGCGAGATATAACCACAACAAGCAATCGCACATTCTTGACCTATGAAGCATGGGCGGCGCTGACCACCAAAGCAGGCTATTTTACATTCAATACCGCAAATGATTTTTTTGTTGTCGGTGAAGCGGCTGAAACTATGCCGACAACCACAAAAGCGCAGATGTTAGCAAAATACCGATGTTATAGCGTAACTGGCGTTGCGATACCGGCAAGCGATAGCGGGGCACCGATTATCTTAACAGTAACGGCAAAATAAAAAAGCGGCTCCTATTCGGAACCGCCGATAAAAATCATATCTTTGCTAATCGTCGTCAGATTCATCGTCTTCGTCTATGTATGTTTTCCCATCCACAAGACCTTTTGCGATTATCTTAGCACGATCTAACGCTTCGGACAAATGGCCAATTTTATTTTTAAGATCAGCAAGTCTGTTTTCATGGAAAGCAATTTCACTTAAAAGCGTTTTATTGCCTTGTTCTAAGTTGTAACGTGCAAGCCGTGAAAGTAAAACATCATCAAACTCAATCTTCTTAGGAGATTCCTCGACCTCCATATTAATCGTAATCGGCCCAATAAAAGCGGGTGGATCGTAAGCATCGCCACAGAATGTCGGAGGCACACGGCTTGGAAAAATTGTCTCGATGTTTGGATAAACAACCTCATATACATCGGTACTTGTCTTGCTTGCAAAAATAATATAAGTTTTTGTTTTGTTTATAGTTACCATTTCCTATTCTCCTTTTTCACAAATTTCATTTAGGGCATCATTGATATTTCCTCTGTCTGGGCCGTTAATCTCTCCATCTACCAAAGATTGTGAGGCTTCAATGGCTTCTATCAATTCACTTGCAGTTTTCATTGTTTTCCTCTTTTTTCTTCAAGTCGGCAAGTTTTACAGAATTATTTGCAAGCAATACGAGCGCACATCTTTCGTGCCCACCGACAAACCAAGTACAAGAAGGGATACATCCGCTATAACCATGTTGTTTTAACGGGCAATCTCCAAATTGATATTCAGTGCTACTCATTTCTCCTTATCCCTCCTTTCAAAGTATTTAGACAAATCTAAGCCGTTTTCCTTCCTTTCAAAGTATTCCGACAGAACCATTCTTACGAATGCGGCTGACGGGATATTTTTTTTGCTTGCTTCCAAATCAACCTTTTCTTTCAGTTCTTTTGAAATTTTAATGTTCAAAGCAGAATCATTCATGTTGTAGTCCTCCATTTGTTTGATACCATTATACTACAACATCACATACAAATCAACAGCATCCAAAATTATTTTAGGTGGTGATTATATGTCAATTGCAAGATTTGTTAAGCCTGACGGTGAGCGTGTCCCGATATTGTCACCAGGGGATTTCTCCGTAACCGAAACAGGGGCACCGCGTCGGGCATATTTTGGCACAAATAAAGGCAATATGTATTTACCTGATAAAGACGGCACAAAAGACTTGATTTCAGATAGCCTAATTCTTATGGGCGCGGCGATGGCAAACAATAAAGTTTATGTGGATAACGGCCGCACGGACGAGTACACGCCGGATGGCTCTATTTTGTGGCCGTATAAAGGCGCAACCGCCGTGCAAGATGCACTTGATTCCATAGCCGGAAGCTCTGCATCTAACACATTCGCAATTCTGGTAGCCCTTGGGTTGCCTTATACGGGCAATCTGACAATATCGAAGGATTATGTCACAATAGCCGGGGACAGTGTTTCAAAGGGCGCGGGATATACAGGGGCAATAACAATCACGTCTCAGCATTCATGCCTTGAAAAATTGCATTTTAACACCGGTGCGGTCATTAATCTTTCACTCCCTGGGCATTTTTTGTTTGAAATTAAAAATTGCCGGTTGTCACATGCTACGGTGAACGTCACGGCGACCGGAACGGTAGCAGAAAAAGCAGATACATGGTTTCAAGTAACAGGCGCGGAAAGCACTTTATGGCTTGTCAACACAGTCAACGTTACTGGCGTTATGGGAGAAGCGGCTATACTAAGCGGCGCATATGAAAGCAATGCGTTTACGGCAACGGGCAGTGTGTTTACGGGTAACGCCGCAACCTTGCTTACCAATACGATCAACATCGAAACCGGCACAACGGCAAGAATCAAGGCCGTAAGTGCAAAAGGCAATACGCTTAATCTTAAAACGGGTGGTACGCTTTACGCTGACATTACGGCTCTCGCGGACGATGGAAACACGCTTGTAAATACAGGTGGCACGCTTTACAGGGTATCGGATAAGCAAGTGCTTACCGCAATATCGCTTGTATCGTCTTCAATCGTATATGTCGACGGCAGCAGAACAGATACGTATACGGAAAATGGCAGTATTGCATACCCGTATAAAACCATTATGGCAGCAATAACAGCATCCAGCGCGGGGGACACGATTCATGTTTACCCAGGCACGTACACGGAAGACTTGACGTTAAAGCCAAGTGTTAATCTTGTTGCACAATCAAAATACTCGGTATATGTGATTGGAACAGTAACCTTTGATGCGGCAGGAACCGTTTATTGCGAAAAGATTATCTTTAAAACTTCCGGCGCTGGGAATACGCTTAACTTCGCCGGAACCGGTGTTCAAAATCTGCAATGTAATATGTGCAACTTTGAGCATATAACCGGAGCGGGGCATTGTGTTTACTATACCAACACGCAGGCATCAAGCAAAATCTCTGTTACTGATGGAAACCTGACACAAGCCGTATCTGCAACAGGCGGTACAGCCTTTACAAGCACGTCTGGAGCGGCAGGCAGCGTTACTATGCAAATGGCTACAGTGCAGATCAGCGATAGCGCAGATAATGTATGCATTCAGCTTGGCGGCGCTATTGTATGGACGCACACACAAGATGCAATAACCGGTCAAATAGTTACGGCAAATACAGCGCGATTCAATATTACTCTGACAGCCTTAACAACCGGAACCGCTCCTGCTATTGTCCACAATTCCACGAATGCGACCCCGTCATTGCTGACAAGCGCTGTTTTGACAACTGCGTCTGCAACCTACGCTATAGACGGTGTAGGCGCGTTTGTGTTTATGGCGCTGGTTTATGGGAGTACAGGAGTGGGCGGCAACGCAACGCTTAACGGTGGTCTTGGGGCTATTCCTCTAACTATGGCTCCTATTCGCATTCGTAATTCGGCGCTTCTCCCTGCTGGCTCAGTAGCGGCGGGGCTGTTAACAGGAACCTTTGAATTTGACGGCACAAGTCTATATTTTACGGCGGGAGCAACGCGACATGTTATAAGTTGGACGTGATAATATGGCAAGTCTTATAACACCAAAAGTTACATTTAGCCCCGTGGCCACTGCCGCCCGTTTAGGTGTAAGCAGAAAACGCGCTCAGATGTGGCTTGACAACGAAGTTCTTAAGGATTCAACGCCTTATGTGCCGCGGCTATCCGGAGAATTAGAGCATTCCGGCGTTGACGGTACTGTTATAGGCAGCGGAGAAATAATTTATAACAAAGCATATTCAAAAAGGCAATATTATTTAGACTTTGTTCATTCGAAACAGTCTCACCCGTTAGCCTGCCGCGAATGGTTCGAAGTGGCAAAGGCCGTCTGCAAAGCTAAGTGGCTGCGAGGCGCAAAATTGATTGGAGGCGGTGGCTAATGGCAGACGATGTAAAGCCTTTGGACGCGACGGACGTAACACAAATCATTGCGGCACTACAGACATGGATAAACGGCCTTGATATACTCGATTATCATTTGTGGCTTGAATACATTGAAGAATCAACTGGTCTCGGCATGTGCATTAAAGCTAACGGAGGCGAAATCATAGAAGAAGACATAGACGGCGGCTTTAGCGCTGAAATACCGTTTATAGTCTATACCTGCTCAAACGCCGTACCGGATGGAGCAGGTGCAATTTATAAGCCCTTAAACGACCTTGGCGCATGGTTCAAAGCAAACGGACCGCTTGGCCTTAATATCGGGGAACGCCGCACGCCTGATTTGATTACTATGACACGTGCGCCGATGGATCAGTCAGGAAAAGACGAATCAGGCAACGTTGTTTTTTTAGCAACCTACAGCTTGGCATATGATGAAACGCCGCAGTAGGCGTTATTTTTTATTATTGGAGGATAAATAAATGGCAAAGAAAAAAAGTTCCGCAATGGCATATTTTCTTAACACTGGCACATCCGGCAGCCCGACATGGGCGGCGCTTGGCAAGGGCGTTACGTCCCTTCCCTTGGCCTATAATCCGCAGGTTACTACGGAAACATATATCCACGAGGACAACGCAACGACCAGCGTTGACAGCTATCAGGTCAGCGCGGCGATAGATATATCGCTATGGGACGCTACAGACGCGCCCGCGCACGCCTATCTTGAAAATCTGCGCCGTACAAGAGCGACCGGAGCAGACGCAGAAACGCAAATACTTGAAATCGATACTACCACAACAAGCCCATACACCGCGCAGGTCAGCAACGCCGTTGTCGCAACAGATACGTTTACAGTTGAAGGCGGAAAGCCTCAGGCATTGAGCGTAACTGCCTATTGTAACGGCGAGCCCATAGACGGTACTGCTGTCATAACCGACGGTGTCCCGGTGTTTACGGCTGCTGGCGTATCGGCAATAGCTTTGTCATCTATCGTACCGGCTGACGGAGCGTCGAGTGTTGCCCGTTCTGCGTCGATCGTGCTGACGTTTAACAACGCAATCAAAGGCGAGAGCGTTTCAATTATCACTGCGGCCGGAGCAGACGTTGCGTTTAGTAAGTCATGGAGTGCATCGCAAAAAGTCCTTACACTCACACCGACTTCGACAATGGCGGCTACAACCGTACATATTGTTGCAGTCAACGGTGTAACGGATATTTACGGCCAGGTGCTTGCCTCTGCTGCAAAAGACTTTACAACGGCATCGTAATTGCAAACATATTGAGGGGATAGTTAAGGCTATCCCCTCCTTAATTTATCGGAGGAAAATTAATGGAAAATCAGATTAGGGTAAAATCCGCAAATAAATATATCATTGATGTCAATGACGATGGCGATACAATTGAGTTTGACGTGACCGATACCGATCTTGCCAGCAAGGTCTTTAAAATGGCTGACAGAATCGACGAACTTACAAAAAAGGCTGAAGCCGAAGCGAAAGCAATTGAAGAACGCGAAGATAAGCCTATACATGAATATAGATTGTCTGAAGATAAGACCTTAAGCCTTACGCAAAACCAAAAAGACAGCGCGGCGCTGTACGCAAGTTTTTACACCGAAGCGCGCGGAGCAGTAGATATTGTGTTCGGCGCAGGCGCTTGCCAAAAAATCTTTGGTGGCAGCAATTACGAAAACATGTTTAACGATCTGTTTGAACAGATGCAGCCACATTTTAAAAAGATGGGCATAAACGCAGACAAAATCAAAAAATCTGCCGCCGAAAAATACGCTCCGAGCCGTGCCACGAGGCGGGCGCTAAGATGATTTATCCTAATGCTATAGAGATAGACGAAAAAGAGTATGAAATCAACACGGGGTTTGAAACTGCATTGGCTTGCATCAAAGCAATTAACGATGAAAGTATCAGCAAGTCTGAGCGCGCTTATGCGGTTATAGGGCTGCTTTATAAGGGCTGGCCGGAAAACGAGAGCGAGGCCGTTCGGCTGGCGGTAAAGTATTTGCGCTGCGGCAAAGAAGACGATAAGCACGAAGATATTGACGACGTTGACATGGACTTTGAATACGACGAAAGCTATATTCGAGCCTCGTTTTTGTCGGACTATCATATTGACCTTGACGATTCGCCTGATATGCACTGGTGGAAATTTTATAGCGCAATGCAGGGCCTCACAGACAGTTGTATTTTAAACCGCATCAGGGATATTCGCAATTATGATCTTTCAACCGTTAAAGACCCTAAAAGCCGAAGAAAAATTGAAAAAGCAAAGCGCGGCGTCGCCTTACCAATCAAGGTGTCCGAGGAAGACAATGAGGCGCTCGATAGCTTTTATTCGCAGTTGAGGTAATTATGAAAACAATCAGCGTTAACGGGAACGTCTATCAGATGAGCGATAAAATGGCGCAGAACGTCGTTGATTTGGCGCACGAATCCTTAAAAGGCAAAAACGCAATTTACTGCTTGCAAAAGGGCGATGTGATTGAAATGCGGAAAGATATTTTTAAGTCTATAAATGACTTAAAAACAGAATCTGCAAAATATATTAAGGCGGGTTTAAAAGTCGGCTATGAATTTACTCAAAGTAAAGTGCCCGTACTGCGGATATGAAATGCCGGTGCAGTATGACAGCAAGGCCGGTTGTACAGGCGTTTTTGTCCGATGCAAGGGTAAAAACTGTAAAAAAGAATTTGAAATCGTTATAAAAAACGGGATACAGATTAAATAGGTCAAGTAGTGCCTTTGTGCCGATGACCGCCGAGAGGGTGGACGCATGGCAGCATCATATGACGGATCTATAAGGATAAATACAAAAATTGACCAGACCGGAGCAAAAACAGGATTAGCTACCTTGTCCGGAAGCCTGAAAAAGTTTGCAGCTGCGGTAGCGGTTGCGTTCAGCGTTACGGCTATTGTGTCGTTTACAAAGTCCTGCATAGAGTTGGCCTCAAATTTAAATGAAATACAAAATGTTGTTGATGTAACATTCGGCGCAAGCTCATCAAAAATTGAGGAATTTGCCGACATCGCAACGGAACAGTTTGGTCTGTCTGAGCTTGCGGCAAAGCAATATACCGGCACAATGGGCGCGATGCTCAAATCTATGGGGTTCGCTACCGATGAGGCCGCGGATATGTCAATTGAACTGGCCTCTTTGGCCGGTGACATGGCATCATTTTATAACTTAGATACTGATACCGCATTTGAAAAAATCCGTTCGGGCATCAGTGGAGAAACGGAACCGTTAAAACAGCTTGGCGTTAATTTGTCTGAATCCAACCTGTCGGCATACGCCCTATCCGAAGGAATGGCGACGGCTTATAGTTCTATGTCAGAAAACAATAAGGCGCTTGTCAGGTTTAATTATTTACTTTCTGTCACATCAGATGCGCAAGGTGACTTTGCCCGCACGTCTACAAGCTGGGCGAATCAGGTTAGGGTGCTATCTCTCAATTTTGACGCGCTTAAGGCTTCGCTCGGCAAGGGATTTATTATTCTTTTTTCCCCTATTCTGCAAATGATAAACAAAATCCTTGCAGGGCTGAATTCTGCGGCGGTTGTATTTGCTGATTTTATGTCTGCGCTTACCGGGTCGTCCGAATCGGCGACAACCGCAATAACCGACACGGCGGATGCAACGGACGATTTAACCGATTCCACAACTGCGTCCAGTGAGGCTGCCAAGAAAACTAGATCATCATTTGACGATTTAAACATACTTTCAGCAAGCGATTCAACGGGCACAGCTGCGGGCGCGGGAACATCCAGCAAAGAAACCGCAAGCGACGTATCCGATACAACAAGCAAAATTTCAGATTCCGTGCAAGCCGTCGCGGACAAAATCAAAGAGCTCATTCAGCCGTTAAAAGAGATTAGCTTTGACAATTTAAACAAAAGCCTTAAAAACCTTTGGAACAGCATAAAGCCGCTGGGGAAAGATGTTTTTGAGGGCCTCGAATGGGCATACAAAGAAATCTTTGTACCTTTTTCTACGTGGTATATAGAATATTATGCTCCTGCCTTTATAGATGCGATTGCGGCGGCTCTTGACTTTTTGAGCGCAATTATAGACGAAATCAAGCCGTCAATAAATTGGCTTTGGGAAAACCTGCTTAAACCAATTGCGGAATGGGCAGCGGATAAGGCTATTGACGCGCTTGAACTGATTAAAGGCGCTTTTGAGCAATTGTCTGCGGCAGTTGAAAAATCAAAGCTGGGAGAAGTTTTGCAAGAAATCGGAGAAGTTTTAAAATTTCTCTGGAATTATATTGTTAAACCAATTTTAGATATAGCATGGCAACTAATTAAGGATGTTTTTGGAGCAATAATTGATTTTATTTCCAGCAGTATTGTAAATCTGCTTGACATTTTAGACGGCGTTTTGGACTTTTTAATTGGGATATTTACAGGTGATTGGTCGCGCGCGTGGACGGGTGTAAAAGAAATATTTATCGGAATCTGGAACGAAGTAAAAGCGGCACTGAAATTAATCTTTGATGCAATTTGGTCTATTTTAAAATATCCGGCCGGGGCAATTGTATCCGCCTATTCCAGCGTTTCAAGCTTTCTTGCGGGTGTATTTCAGTCCGCGCTTTCGGGCATAAAAAATGTTTGGGGCGGCGTTACAGACTTTTTCTCTGGCATATGGTCTGGAATTAAAGGCGCGTTCGGCAATGTAGCAGATTGGTTTAAAAATATCTTTTCAAACGCATGGGAGGCCGTTAAAAATGTCTTTTCGGCAGGCGGTAAAATCTTTGACGGCATAAAAGATGGCATATCAAGCGTATTTAAAACGGTTGTAAACGCCTTAATAAGCGGAATCAACACGATAATATCAGCACCATTTAACACAATCAACGGGATGCTGAACACAATCAGAAGCATCAATATATTAGGCTTAAAGCCTTTCTACAGTTTATGGGGCAACAACCCGTTAAGCGTACCGCAGATACCGCAACTGGCATCCGGCGCAGTAATCCCACCAAATAGAAAGTTTATCGCGGCTTTGGGCGATCAGAAAAACGGGACTAACCTTGAAACACCGGAAGACCTACTTAGACAGATTGTCCGTGAAGAATCCGGCGGGGACTACACGTCTATGCTTGAAGACTTACTTTCCGCGATAAAGTCAGGGTTTACGCTTAACGGCGACGGCGCGCCTTTGGCAAAGTTTGTATCAAAATATCAGTCAACGTCAAGCGGACAGGGGGCGTAATATGTCATTTTTAGAGGCAAACGGAGTAGAGGCTCCACACAAAATAACTTCGTATCAATGGTCGCTTGAGGACTTGTCTGACGATACAAGCGGAGAGGATTTAACCGGATATACGACAAAAAACATTATTAGGCAAAAAAGGCATTTAGATATTGCAATCGGAAGGGCGCCGGTTACAGAAACCGCGCCCTTTATTACTGCAATCAGTGACCCTGCCGTCCCTGTGTTTGTAGCTAAGTTTTGGGATTTAAAGACCGGAACTCAAATAACTAGAAATGTATATGTCGGTAAACGAAGTGCCGCAATTATAAAGTATGATGACGAAACCGAAACCGCATATACTTCTGGGCTGACGTTTTCTTTCATTGAAACGGAAGGTGACACTCCATGATCCCATGTTCAGCAGAATATAAAACACTAATCACCGGAAACGGCAGAGCCCAAAGTGCCGGGGCTACAATCACATTGTCAAACGGTACTGTTTTAAACTTAAGCAGTGATAACCATGACATTGCCGCCGGGGGAATATCGTACAGTGACATTACGTCAAATTCGTCCGAATTCGACGTCGGCCTGTCCTGTATGCAGATGTGCACCTTAAAGCTTAACAACGTTTCAGGGGCGTTTAACCTGCACGACTTTACGGGTGCAACAATCCTGCCGTGGACAGGCTTAAAGCTATCCGATGGCACGATTGAGAAGATATATCGCGGCGTGTTTACGGTTGACGATCCGGGCGAAAATATCTCAACGATTGTTATAACCTCAAAAGACAATACCATTAAGTTTGAGCAGGCTTACCCGAACACGCTTACATACCCTTGCACCCTTGCGGAGATAGCGCAAGACGCTTGTACACAGTGCGGCATTACACTTGCAAGTACAAGCTTCACAAATTCGGATTTCTCCGTTGCGGCGGCTCCTGCATTGGACAGCAGCCAGACATACAGAAATATCATTTCGTACATAGCGCAGCTGTCCGGCACGTTCGCACGGTGCAATTATACCGGCGCACTAATGTTTGGCTGGTACGACATGGATGCGCTTGTAGAGGGTCAATACATAGATGGTAACACAGGCTATTACGACGGCAACGCTGGGTTCTACGACGGCGGGTTAGTTGTTCCGTCAACCAATACGCCCGCTTACATATCGCGCCTTAAATCGTGCGTGGTGAGCACCAGCAGCGTCCACATCACCGGTGTATCGATTGCCCCCGCAGACGAAACCGCAAGCACTGTTATGGCCGGTACTGCGGGATATGTTGTGACGATAAGCGATAATCCGCTTGCACAAGGTGATTTAAACGATGTTGTTTATAACTTAGGGCTGAAGCTTATTGACTTTATCTTTCGGCCCTATAATTGTACGGCCTTAGACGACCCGACGCTTGAAGCCGGTGATGTTGCGTATCTGACGGACGCAAAAGGCGTGAGGTACAAAACAATCATAAACCAGTTGTCCTATACGATGGGACGGAGCGAAACATTTTCCGCTGAAGCCGAAACAAAATCGCAGAAAAACACAACATCAT